TCATTCCTGGTGATGATTCGTTAAAATCGTTATATGTATTCGGAAAATACGATTTTGTGAAGTTTACTAAATTTCTTCGAAATTGTGCAAAATCTTTATTTAAATATTTTACATCTTTTTTAATTAAATTTCCCATATCAATATACTCCATCATTTGTATTAACTAGCTGTAATGATAAATCCGGTTCTGCGTTAGATACTTGAAATTCATTTTCCGATGCTATAATATTAATTACTAAATTTACTCCTACACTAGTTATTTTAAAATGTATTCCAATATTTATTGAATGCATGTCTTGGCTAGTATTTAATTTTACATCATTTAATGAAATATACGGTAGCCAATATTCAATATCTTTTGCAATTGTTTCTTTTAACATTGTTCTAATATCACCTGTATTATTCTCGAAAAGTATACTATAAATATTAGAACCAAAATTAGGTTGCATTATACGCTCACCTTTACGAGTCATTAATAAATTTTTTAAATTTGACACCGATTGGTCTTCAGTTGTATACGTTTGAGCAAATACACCTTTACCTGCCACGCTCCCGGAGGCATAATTACCTGACTCGAGCTTAGCAATAGATGAGTTATTAAATGGTAATGGTATTCCAATTGCTACATCAGGTGCTTCTTTAATTGGTTGATATTTATAGACCGGTCTTGCCATTATTTATTTTGTTTCTTTTTATCAATTGCTTTCATTAAAGCAGAATAATCTTTTGTCATTGCATTAACAGTTGTTGCAACATGTTCATTTTGCATATTTATCACATTACCATGTATGTCAGTTGTTGCCAATGGTACAGATGGCTTAGAATCTCGCGTTCCAAACGCATCCGACATTTCAGATTTAAAATTCATTGTACTCCAATCCGTCATTTCTTGGCTAGATGGGGTATTCGCCGTTTCATTTAATATATTATTTAACATTGAATTTTTTGTATATCGTTTTTTAGCCACCCGCTGGCGTGGTACCGGATTTTCTGTGACATGTGATAAATTTATTCCATGTTCGATAACTTGTTTGTGATTAGTTTTTTGTTCAGTCAATACTTCGCGTACTGCCCCTTGAACTTCTTCTCTAATAATTTTTCGTAATAACTTTACAAATGATTTTGAGCCCATAGTATTATCCTTTTTAATAAATATGTTACATTAATAAATTAGCCGAATTCATTAGTACGTTTTTGGTATTCTTCTGTATCATATGATGTAATTTCACGATTAGCATGCGTAATCGATTGCTGCACTGCAGATCTAACTTCAGATTGGAGTTGTTTAATATCTACACCTCTATCTTTCAATTCATCTTTAATTTTCTTTGAAAGAAATGGAATATTCCATGTAGGAATAGTTGTTCCGAATGGCGTAAAAATTGATTTACCTAAAGTCCAATTTATATATATAGCTCCTGCTAACGCATCACATAAGAATTTTTTATCTTGTTTTTTGATACGTACAATATCATATAATGGTTGAGTACCTTTAAGAGGAGGAGGTGCAATGCCAGTAAATAGTCCTGCAGATATAGGTGACATACCTTTTGCGTTTTGTTTTGCAAATGCATTAACAGCATCTTCAATACCTTTAACTTTGCCATATATATGTGCCGAATTATATGCACGCATAGCAGGAATAATTCCTGTCGCGGCTCCTAAAGTAGGAGGAATAATAGTCAATGAAAATTTAGCTAATGTAATACCTAATTTTAGACCATTTAATGGACTATTATTATCTATTATTCCTTGGAGCTCTGCAGATAACCATGATGGTTTATTCATTATTGTTTCATCCGCTTTATTTCTGTTAATATTTTTGCGAAGTCTGCAATATTTATTGGCGGTCCTGATGGACCTACCCCAGTGGGATGTGTCATTTTAGTTATTGCAGTGACTAATGCTTCTAATTGAGTTACTAAATTATCAACATCTACAGACCAATTCGGGGTAGCTAATTTGATATCTTTTTTAGATACTAACACTAACTCATCTTCTCGTGCATTAAATATTAATCGATCGGATGATATAACAACTTGTGGATTTGTATACGATGTTAATGGTTTAGTTTGTTGCCCTATTTTACGTTGAGCTAATTTTAAATTATTTATTTTCTGAGTTGAGGATAAATAAATTAAACTAGAATCTTTATCCGGGTTCTCTATTGTAAAATATCCGGATTTGCTTGCTCCATCTACTCCACATGTTAATGCTACAAATGGATCGCCAATTGTACTACCTTGCCAAATTGGTTTTTGGGAATATGCAGCTAAGTCTTTATGTGTACTAGAAAATCGTAATACAGACCCAAACCGATCTTGTAATATTGTATCTCCTTGATAAGGCTGTATTGTAACAATATTACGTGATTCGAAAGATAACTGTTCGGGTGCTTTATTTTTTTTAGTAGATGAAATACCTCTACTTAGATAATCATTATTATTATTAATTTTTGTATCTAATATAAATGGCATTATATTATTATTTACTTGCCCATGTGTATTAATGGCCGGCATATAATAATATTGCCCAGATTTTAAATCTGTCGCATTTCCAGATATTGCATTAAATATTAAAACCTGTTCGCCATATAACGGCACATTTAAATAACTTGCATTAGCTGGTATTGCCGTTATTTCCATTGCAATGCTTTGAGGTGTATTACGTATACGTACTCGAATAGCACCTGGCTGATAATCTATATTATCATCATCTTTAAATTTATCAAATTGGGTTGGTACCGCGGTCTGTACCACCTGACCCAATTGTAGGTTGATGTTGCTTGGCATTTAACTCCTTACTATCTGCTTGTATTTTTTTAACTTCGGATTCTGCTTCTTCAAGAAGTCTCCGGCGTTCATCATCCGATAAACCAAATTCATTATCATCAGAATCTTTACCAGTAGATGCAATTAATCGCTGAACAACTGCTGCTAGTTTTACTAGAGCATCATCATTTTTAACAGATACCTCAAGGTAGTCTTTTATCATAGGAACTAATACAGTGGCATCGCCGGCGTTTTTTATTAAAGGCTGTAACTCTTTAATAAGACCTTCGATTTGTCTAGATTTCTTTTTTGAATTATGATATATATCACGCATTAAATCAGAAAAATTTGTTCCTTTGAATAACTCGAATTCTGCACTCATGGTAATCCTTTTATATAAATATAAAGATTAATCAGTTGTGCCTACTACATGACCAGATTTACGGTAAACACTGTACATTTTTTTATAATCATGTTTCATTATATTAAGAACTTTAGTAATATTTTGAGTCTTCAACCCAGTGCGTTCTCTTATAAGAATATATAAAGCTTTTTTATTAAAATTTTCTATATTTTCGCGTATCCGAAACAATTCTAAAATAGTATCAGCTACTATTATATCACGTTTATTTACGAATGTAGTATTAATATGAGTATCATACCAATCTACCCATAAATCTGTAAAATCACGCAAAGATTCTTGATGTTCTGTAATTGATACTTCTGCAGATATATTACGCTCAGCATCTATAGCAGTAGTCTCAGTACGCATTTTTAATTTTGCGTAATTTGCGTTATTTTGTATAATTAAATAATTTTTTGCTACTATAGAAAAATAAGAAAACGCCTTACCTTTACCTTCTTGATATTTTCCGATTTTTTCTGTAAGAAATGCAACTACTTCCGCCTTAACATCTTCATATGGTACATCAAAATATGAAAATCGAAATGTATGATAAATATTTTCTACTAATTTATTAAACGGATAATTAATATGTTCACGAAATACTTTATTTCGTTTAGCATAGCTAGGGTCAGTATTATATGCGACAATAGCTTTATCCGTCATGTACGTAAAATACATGTTCTTAGTAGGTTTCCGGCCTCTTCTTTTTTTAGGGCCATTTGCTTCAAAATCTGCTAATTCAGCGGCATGCCATTCATAAAATAAATCTACTGGTCCAAGCTCTTCCATTAAAATCCTTTATTAAGTTCATCAATAATGTCACGTAATTCAGTAAATATAAACCCAGTTTCATCATCTGCTTCAAATGACCCTAATCTATCGATTTGTTTTAATTTAGAATTAGATTCGTTCATACGTGATTTTAATGTATTGAAAAATTGGTAATATTCTGTATTAGAATTTTCTAACTCTTCAATATATTCTTCAGAAGATTCTTGTTTACGTATTTGATTGAAATTTATAAACGCTGAAATAGTTAATAGTACTGCTAATATTACAATTGTTGTTATCATAATTATTTATCTCCAAATAAATCATCAAACATTTTTGTTGCATTAATTTGCGTTTGAGGACTAGTTATTTTTCTTTTAGGTGCTTGAGTAGTTATAGGTTTATTATTATTCCATCGCTCATATTCTATTCTAGCTGCCATTGAATCGGCTTGATGCATCACATATCCTAAATTTGTTTTAAGCTTTGCATCTGAAGATCTAGATATAAAGTAAGGTTTATTTGACTCATCATATAATCCATCTGTCAATTTAATACCTAACATTTCATTCCATGAAACTTGAATTTCATAGTGTTGTAATAACCATATAGATAAGTCGTTAACTAATGTAAATGGATTATTAGGATTAATTTTATACTCTTTACCTTGATTCTTTCTATGCCATTCTGAATCATTTATTTGATAAATTTCATTTCCATCTCCCGGAAATCCCATCTTACCAATATCATGATTTAACGCAGTAAACATCAATTCTTCTCTAGTATATCCTGACATATCACCTTCCATACGAGTCCATAAGGCATGGACTTCTTGTGCACATTTAACTACTCGTAATACATGTTCAACATATCCTCCTGGAAATGCGTTATGATAGTGGTTAAAAGAAGAGGCTGGTGACATAGCCATCCGGTCTTCTAAATCAGTATACATTGCTAATAATTTAGCTCGCCGGCTCCCCGTAAATTCTGACTTGATGATATTTAATAAATCATCCCAATTTTGTGCTATTTGATCAGCTGTTAATTTCATATTATTGAATCGATTACGTTATACTCTTTTAATTGTTCTGCAGTTAAATATAAATCAGACTTCATATTATCTCTCCACCAAGCTTGATCTTGGTTTGTTTTATCTGCTAAAATATCATATATAGACTTTTCTAAATTCTTTACATTATCTAGATATGCAGTAATATCACTCATCTTACCTCCTAGAAAACTAGACGATTGATGAAACATTACAGTTGATCGTTTACTCATCATTCGAGTACCGGTACCACATGCTAATATAATTGCCGCGGCAGAAAAGGCTCTTCCTCTACAAATTGTATTTACTTTAACTTCTAATGATTCGATATAATCAATAATACCTAACATTTCATGCACATCTCCTCCTGGAGAGTTGATCATTAAATTGACAGGTGCTGTTTTATCATCGCGGTTTTGTAATAAACTTCTCATACGAATAATCAAATCTGTTAACGTATTATCATTTATTTCATCGTTGAGAAATATTATTGAATCATTATAATCTACTAATGTAGCTAACTGATTATGTAATGCTTCATATAATGAGCCGTTACCTTTATCTACTACATCTACTTCTTCTTTTTCTTTTTTCTGCGATTCCTCGTAAATACTCATATATTTTTCCTATTAATTTATATTAATATAATAAATTTTTCTCGTAGATCAAAGGATTATCGAATCTTTTTTAATTGACGTTCTAATCGTTTCAAGTGTGATTGCCCCGCATTAATATCCTTTTTAAATCGAGCCTTCTTTACCTTACCTCTTACCATAGCCATTTGTTCTAAAATAGATTGCTTGAGGCTAGACTTTTCAGATTTAGATAATTTCCTTATTGGAAGTTTAGGCTCTAATTTAGTTGCAGCTTTAGTACCTTTTAAGTTTTTCTGTTCTACGCCTTTAAAGAATACATTACCATCACCATCGATAAATTCTTTCATAAACTGCCATCCGCGTGGTCGACCCTTGGATACATACCCACGTCTAACTTCTGGTGGTGG